TTATATTATCCATTTTAGAATAATCGCGATTAAGTTTTGCATAATCATCAACTGTTCCACCAGTTTCTTCCATAAACTGTACAAGTTTTTCTACACCTTCAGGAAGTTTTTGTTTTTTATCTTCCTGTAATATTTTTTCTTCAACAGGAGGTTTAGGTTTTTCCTGTTTTATTTCCTTTTCTGGTTCTTCAGTAACAAGCTCTAAAGGAGAATCAGTAGTATCTACTTTTTCTTTTTTAGGGATCTCATTGTCTTTGGAGGTTTCCCGTACTTCTGATCCCATTTTCTGCAATCCCACTTCGGATCCTTCATCGCGTAACACAGTCTCCTTTGTTTCTGACTTTTGAACGGCATCTTTTTCTTCTTTTTTAGATTCTACCTTAGGTGTTTCCTTAGGCTCTTTTTTAGGTTTAGGTGGTTTATCTACATTAATTTTGTAAACACCATCTTTTTGAAGGCCGTATTCTTCCGAAACTTCACCTTCTTTTACAGCTTGATCTAAAACTGCAGCTTCTTTTTCTTGTGGAGTTTGAGGGGCTTCATCAACCACTTTTACTTCCACGGCTTCTTTTGTTTGATTTTCTTCCATAATTATATATAATAAAATAGTTAAGTTAAATATTAAGAGGTTTCAAAACGAGACATATTAAATCCTCCTAAAGTATCATTACCTTTAGATTCAAAATCTTTGGTAGGTCTATCGGTATTAGGTGCACCACTTAATTTAGCGGCTTTTTCTTTACCAGCTTCTCTGATAACTTCTCGTTGTAACATTGAAGCATTGCTTCTTTGAGCTAGCTCCATTTGAGATTTTAATTCTAATTCTTTTAATTGTACATTTAAATTAAATTCATATTGCATTAATTCTTTTTTAGCTCTAGTTTCAATTTCCATTTTTCTAATTTCCATTTCATTTTCTGATGATGATAATTGAATTTTAGATTCTGTTTTTAATTGCTCAGCTGAAACTTTGGCTTCTTCCATAGCGATTTGTGCATCTCCTTGTGCTTTAGCTTGTGCAGCTGATGCAGCTTGAGCGGCTTCTCTATCTGTATCTTGTTTTCTTAACCTTCTAAATTTTAATAATTGATTGGCTAATTTTAAATTTTTTACTTCTCTAATATCTATAGCATCTTCTAAATGTATACTATCTTTAGATAATGCTACTTGAATATTATTTTCAAGCATTTGTTTTTCATTTTCATCAGGTTCTAATTCAAGAAATATACCAAAATCATGCAAGTTAAGATCTCTCAATTCCTCTAATGATCCTACTGAAAATTGGCCCAATGATTCAATAAACATATCTTTTGTAGGGTGATATTCTAATACATCTTTAAATCTTAATGATATAGCTTCTGCCATTGATGTTGTTATAAACATACTAGCTTGAAGAATATGTCTAGTTGCTACATTACTATTAGCTGCTGCTAATTTTTGCACTCCTACTAAAGAATATTGATCAGGATCAGCTGCATCTCTTGCTTCATTTAAACCTGTAACATCCCTCATCATTTGAATGTACTGATTATAAGCATCTATCAGCATTTTTATTTGTTGACCACCTCCCCCAGGTAATTCTTGGATAGGTATTTTTCCAGGATTAGGATCCCCATCAGAAGTCATAGATCTACCTATAATAGACCCTGTCTGAAAATACATATTTAGCGCTTCTTGGGGATTATAATTATTCCCATTGCCTAAATCAATTTCAGCTAATCCGTCTGCATCCACATATACGCCTGAAGGTGTCATTCTTTGTATAGCTTGTTGTAATTTTAAATGGGTTAACTGAATTAAATCAGCATAAGCAGTCATTTTAGATACCAAAGATGTTATATTACCTTTATACATTCGAGGCGCGCTAACAACGTAGTTCATCATTACTTTGTTAATATTAGCTGATGGCCTAATCATATTACTAGCTCGTTCCCATTTTAGTATTGTATCAGTCCCTAATACCATACACCCTTCAAAAATTACTTCTCTTGTTTGTTTAACTTTTTCAAAGCGTGTTCTTTTATCTTTAGGAGGATCAAAAGAATCATCTTTAGGTATAGCTTTTTTACCGCCAGTAGGAACTTCTTTTATTTTATAAACATCATGCTCCCAAGTTTTCCAATTAAAATATAATACTGTTAAAGTATTTTTAGCAGCTAATTGATCATTATTAAAAAAGTTCCAATTAGGATCATTATAATCATTCCAATTAGAACCTTTGTTTACTAATTCTTCTATTTCAGGATTTGTAAGATCTGGAAATTGTTTTTTAAGTTCATTAACTTTTATAGTTTTAACTTCACCAAAATAATAACAATCTTGAAAATTAGGATCTTCTGTATAAGACCATACTAAACGAGCTGGATCAACATATTGTACAGTTATACCATCAGTATTATTAAATCCATGTTTGATAGCTCCTATCCCTAATGTAGTTAAATCATAATCTAAACGCTTTTTTACTTCGTCATATTGATTCATTTTAAATACATTGTTAATAGCTTCCTCTTCGGCCATTTCAATACCTTGCTTATAATTAAGCTGCATATATAATTCTAGTTCCTCAGTATTAGCTGGTAAATCATTAACTGCAAAATTCCTTGCACTAACGCCTAAAGCTTCCTCTATATTAGTTAGTAATCCTGCTGTATTAAGGTCTTGCTGGACATCATTAACAAATGCAGTTCTTTTACCTGTAGCTAAATAGTCTTGGCCCACTGCTTTAATACTAAATAATCTATCTTGCATCCCATTTACAACAATATCTACAAATTTAGGGATAATAGGTACTGGTTTCCAATCTAAATTAAGATAAGATAAATCCCCATTTATCGCAAATTCATCCTTATATTTTTTAATTGATTGTTCTCCACGAGCATATAATCTAAGTCTATGAGCCTCCTGTCTGGTACTATAAAATTTCCCGATCCCGTTATTATCCTTATTAAACCATTCCTGTTCAATTGCTCTCCCTACAGATAAACCATAATTGTCAGTTTTTTTCTCTGCATCTGATACTGCTTGACTTGGAAATTGTGTAAGAACTTTTCCTTTTAATTTTGCCATATTTATTTTATTAACTCGCTTTGGTAACCTTCATTTTTATATTTTGAAAATTCGAAATCTAATTTTTTAGTTGTTCTTTCCGAACGGGGCCTATATAAATGTTTTCTACAAGCCATTATTGCTAATCCACTACTGATTGATGCGTCATGAGCAGTCCTTCGTGAAATATCAAACCGTGCCCAATCTTCTAAAGTACGCTGAAAATATATATTACCATATTTTTCATCATTTTTACCTACATATTCTTCTATATAGGATTCAATAGCGGCTGCATGGGCTTGCTTTATATCTTCTGAACTATTAGGAATTCCTCCTAATTCTAATTCACTTTTAGATAAAGTAGCTTTTGTACGGTCAGGGCGATTCATAGAAAAACCTCTATAACCTCTTCTTTTAAAATGATATAATATTCTTGGTTTATTATTTTCTATAAGTATTGGCATACCATAAAAAATACATGCCATAAGTACATCTTCAAAAAATATTTCCGCTGTTTGTGGTCTAGCTATATATTCTAAAAAAAACTTTGTATTAGGTACATCACTAGTCATTGAAAATGTTGTTAAACCATGTAATGAGCCATTAGATCCTCCACCACCAACTGTTCCAGAAATATCATAAGGATCACAACCAAAAGCTCCAAGCCCTTCATTTCCAGGATATTTAATTCCATTTTTTAATAATGTTCTATTTTGTAATAAATCGGGAGGAATCCAAGCGACATTGAATCTTCCATTCTTATTAGGGGTCCATATTACTTGACTATCTCTAATTCCACCTTTCCAAGATAAAGATCCTTTAACTACATGCCCTTTTAAAGCCATTTCCTCATTGTAATCTATTTGTTCATAAATCTTAGTAAGGTTAAATAAAGAATTTAAAGTTTCATCTCTAAAAGCATGCTTTTCGGATCTTGGAAATTGTCTATAATATTCATTTAATGCATCTGGATCATGTTTTAAACCTTCAACTTCATTCTCCCAGTGATTAATGACTCCCGTAAAGATGAGTTCACCATCAATTCCTTCAACCGGTTCTGATGGTGTCTCGAATACAGGGTACCCATACTTATTGATAAACCCTTCGAAGCCCCATTCCATAGGAATGAACAAAGCATATAATCCACTTGAAGTCTGGCCATTGCGATTTCTATTTGTGACATCTGAATTGTAATATAATTTTTTAAAATTATCCCCTCCTTTATTTAATGCATTAGAGGTAGATCCCATCATACATTTTCCAACTATTTTGGATCCGAGCCTGAGGCACGTTTTTGTGACCCTCCAGTTATTGAGGATATTGTCGGGACGT